AGGTGTCAAACGGAAAAATGCGTTAGGGTGAAAATAATTCAGGAGGCCAGTCAATGCGCCTCGCAGCCCTGCTACTCTGCCTCGCCATCGCCCTATTTCTGGTTGGCAGTCTTGCAGGCATAGCGGTGTTAATGATCGGCGCAGGCATTGGTAAGCTGTGGCGGTAAAGCGCAACCCGCACGTGGTCGCGGGCCAATTTAAAATCAAAGGAAATTCGTGATGCCTGAAGGCGGAAGGCGCGCGGGCGCTGGTCGCCCTAAAGGTGCGCGCAATAAGAAAACCATCGAGCAGGCTGAAGCAGCCAAGAAGGCGGGCCTGACCCCCTTGGACTACATGCTTTCGGTTTTGCGGGATGAAACGCTAGAGCAGTCGGTCAGACTCGACGCGGCAAACAAGGCCGCGCCCTACGTCCACGCCAAGCTGTCTGCGGTTGACCACACCTCGACCGATGGCAGCATGAGCGAAAAGCCGACTGTGATCAGGCTGATCGCGCCGAAGCTCGCAGATGGAGATTGAGTTAGAACTGCCGCCCAAGATCATCGCTAATTTTGCGCAGCCGGCAAGGCACCGCGTTTTTCACGGCGGGCGCGGTTCTGGCAAAACTCGCAGTCTTGCAAAGATGACAGCGGTCAAGGGGTATCAGTTTGCCGAGGAAGGTCGCGAGGGTGTCATCCTGGCATCGCGCGAACACCTCAACTCACTGGACGAAAGTTCGCTTGAGGAAATCAAGGCGGCGATCCGGTCTGAGCCTTGGTTGCACGACTATTACGAGATCGGCGAAAAGTACGTCCGCACGAAAAACCGGCGCGTGTCCTATGCGTTTGCCGGGTTGCGGCACAATCTCGACAGCATCAAATCCAAAGCCCGCATTCTGCTCAATTGGACAGATGAAGGCGAGGGTGTTTCGGAGGGTGCTTGGCGAAAGCTGATCCCGACGATCCGTGAGGGCGGGTCAGAGAATTGGGTGAGCTACAACCCGGAAAGCCCTGAAAGCGCAACGCATCGGCGGTTCATCGAAAACCCGCCCAGTAATTGCATTGTCACGCAAATTAACTGGCGGGATAATCCTTGGTTTCCCGAGGTGCTTGAGCAAGAGCGCCTCGACGATCAACGGCTAAGGCCCGAGACTTACGAACACGTATGGGAGGGGGCTTTCCTCACCCTCACCGAAGCGCAGGTGTTCTCGGGCAAGTTCATCGTGGATGAGTTCGAGCCGGGTGCAGGTTGGGACGGGCCATATTACGGGATCGACTTCGGGTTTCGGCCTGACCCGCTGGCAGCGGTTGAGGTCTGGATCCACGCGAACAGCCTTTACGTGCGCCGCGAGGCATACAAGACCGGGATTGAAATAGACGGCACGACGGCTTTCATCAAAGAGCGCCTTCCCCGCATTGCTGAATATGCCGCCCGCGCAGACAGCGCCGAGCCAAAAACGATTAGCTACCTTGCCCGCAACGGCCTTCCTCGCATCGAGCCGGTCAAGAAATGGCCGAACAGCGTGATGGAAGGTGTCCGCTACATGCGGGGCCATGAAAAGATTGTCGTTCACCCTGATTGTCCAGGCACAGCCCGTGAGTTCCGGTTGTATTCGCACGCTACGGACAGGCTGACGGGCGACATCAAGCCTGAAATCATCGACGCAAACAACCATGCGATTGACGCAATCCGCTACGCCATCGCGCCTCTGATCAAGGGCAGGATGGAAAGCAAAACCCGCGCCGTGAAGGGGGCTTACTGAGTATGTCGGTCAAGACCCTTCATCCTGCTGTTACCACGATCCGCCGCTCCGAATGGCAGTTGATGCGCGATTGCATGGATGGGGAGGAAGCGATCAAGGCGCGCGGCACGGAATATCTGCCGATGCCTTCAGGGTTCGCCTCTCAGGATGACAGCGGCAAGGCGATGTATGCCGCTTATGCCAACCGGGCGCAGTTCCCGGAGTTCCTTGCGCCCTCCGTAGGCGCGATGATCGGCATCATCCACGGGCAGGAATGGCAAGTCGAAATGCCGACTGCCATGGAATATCTTTATGAGGACAGTGACGGCAACGGACTGCCCTTAGAGGCGTTCTCCCGGCGCATCACGCGCGAGTTGCTTGTGATTGGCTCCTATGCCGTTCTGACCGATGCTCCAGCAGGTGACGGGCCGGGAACGGGCGGCAATCCTTGGCTGCGCGGTTATCGCCGCGACAAGGTGCTGAACTGGGACTCCGAATGGTGGGTGCTGGACGAAAGCACGATGAGCCGCGACGGTTTCGTGTGGAAGCAGATCGAACGCTATCTGGTGCTGAGTGTCATCGGTGCTGGATACGTCCCGACGCTGCTGGATGAAAACGGCAACACCATTAAGCAGATGCAGGTTCGGGCGCGGGGCGGCGGTTTCCTGCCTCGCATTCCGTTTGTCATCGGCAGCGCAATGGATTTATCGCCGCGCATCGAAGCCCCGCCCCTGATCGGCGTGGCACGGGCTGCAAAGGCGTTTTACCAACTCTCGGCAGACTACCGCCACCAGCTTTACATGAGCGGGCAGGAAACGCTTGTCGCCATCAATGGCAAGGGGCCAGACTATATCGGCGCGGGCGTTGTGCATGAAATGCCCGGCAGCGATACCATGACGCCGGATTTGAAATATGTCTCGCCCACTTGCGCAGGCATCGAGGCCCATGACGAGGCCATGACCCGCCAGCGCGAGGCTGCGGTGCAAGCTGGTGCGAGGTTGTTTGAACAGACGGCACAGGGTGCAGAAAGCGGCGAGGCTAAGAAGCTGCGCTATCATAGCGAGACCGCGACCCTGACCAGTGTCGCGCAGAACTCGGCCTTGCTGCTTGAGCGCGCTTTGAAAAATGCGGCCATGATTATGGGCCTGCCCGAAGATGACATCGTGGTCACGCCGCCCAAGGATTTGATGGATCGCACCATGTCGCCGCAGGACTTTGCGGCGCTATTCGGCGTCTATTCGGAAGGCGGCATGTCCTGGGATACCTATTTCGAGAACGGCCAGCGAGGCGGCATTTTCTCGAATGAAATCACGGCAGAGGAAGAAAACGCGCGCCTTGATGCGCCGTCCGATGCTGCTGATGAACCTGTCTAAACCCCGCCCGATGGGCAATCGCTAACCAAAGGAGAGGCCGATGGCCCTCAAGACCGTTCTTGAATCGACCGATGGCCTCGATGAAGCCATTGCAGCACTCTACACCGAAGCGGACGGGAGATTCATTCTCGCCCTCGAAGGTGTGGATGACCACCCTGAAGTCGCCAGCCTTCGCAATGCCTATGCCCGAACGAAAGAACGGGATGCGGCTGCACGCGCGGAAGCTGCCAAGCTCAAGGCGCAGATCGATGAATTGCAGGCGGGCGCACCGGATACGGCAGCAACGCAAGCAAAGATCAGTGCGCTAGAGGACAAGCTTTCGGCGCTGTCTGCCGAAGCGAGCGACTGGAAGGGCAAATACACGGGCGTCACCCGCGATCAATCGCTTCAGGGTGCGCTGCAACTTGCCGGGATCACCGAGCCAGCTTTCCTGAAGGCCGCAACAGCGATGCTGGCGGGCGATGTGAAGCTGGCGGATGACGGCACCGCATACGTGGAAAGCACCATGGGGCCAAAGGTTCTTGGCGATTACGTCAAGGCGTGGGCCGCTGGTGAGGGTGCTGCATTTGTCTCCAAGCCGCAGGGCGCGGGGCTCAAGGACAACGATTTTGGTAGCGGCAAACCAACCGCGTCAAAGGGCGATCTGGCCGGCTCGAAAACCGAGCGGCAGGCCGCACTGAAGGCGCGTTTCCCCGACCTTCCCTCCTAAAAGGATCTGAATTATGTCTCTCTCCCAGATGCAGGTATTCAATGAATACATCATGCCTGCCACCATCGAAACGCTTGGCCAGATGGTTGACAAGTTCAACGCTGCCTCGGCAGGTTCGATCACGCTGACCACCAGCGGCTTCGACGGCGACTTCCTTCAGGAATCGTTCTTCGCTGCCATCCACACTGCTCAGCGCCGCGTTGACCGTTACGCTGCACAGTCTTCGGCAGCAGCGACTGACCTGACCCAGCTTCGCAATTCGTCTGTAAAGGTTGGCGGCGGCTTCGGCCCCATCCGCTATGAGCCCTCGCAGTTGACTTGGCTGAACAAGCCGACCACCGAAGGCATCGAAGTCGCTTCGCGCAACTTCGCTGAAGCCATGCTGCGCGACCAGCTGAACACCGCGATTGCGGCGCTTCGTGCGGCCATCGTCAACCAGGGCGCTGCCACCACGGTGGACATCACCGCTGGCACCAACGCCGTGATCACCTACAACACGCTGAACGACAGCCACGCGCTGTTCGGCGACCGTTCGGGCGATCTGGTGGCGCAGGTGATGACGGGTTCGATGTATCACAAGCTGATCGGGCAGAACCTGATCAACGCCCGTCAGTTGTTCCTTGCGCAGGGCGTCACCATCGTGGACATCCTGAACAAGGCGGTGATCGTGACCGATGCGCCTTCGCTTGTGGCTGCTGGCTCGCCGGGGACTGACACTGTGCTTTCGCTGGCGACCGGCGCTGCCACTGTGTTCGATGGCGGTGACGTTATCAGCAACATCGAAACCAACAACGGCCAGCAGCGCATCGAAACCACGATGCAGGTTGATTACAGCTTCGGCCTCGGCCTGAAGGGCTATTCGTGGGATGAGACGAACGGCGGCAAGTCGCCGACCGACGCCGAACTCGCGACCGGCACCAACTGGGATAAGACTGCAACCGACATCAAGCACACCGCTGGTGTGGCTGCTGTGGGCGACCGTAGCTAATGATTGCGGGGAGGGTTTCGGCCCTCCCCCTTTCGCCTGAAGGGGTGAATTATGATCCATTACGAACCTCACCCCGTTAGCCCCGAGCGCAAGGCGGAATTGCGCGCGCAGGGGTTTAAGATCATCGACGCGGCGTTCAAGCCTGCGGATTGGAATGCACCCGATGGCCTACAAGCCGAAGAAACCGAAACCCAAGCCGAAGCCCCGGTGAAGCGGCGCGGTCGCCCAAGAAAGGCTGACTGATGGCGCTCACCATCGAGAACGGCACCGGCATCGCGGGGGCGGATAGCTTCGTCACGCTTGTCGAATATGCCGACACGCAAACCGATCTGTTTGGTGCTGCGCTCGATGGCACGGACGTTCTAAGGGAGGCGGCGCTTCGGCGTGCGTTTCTCTATCTCAAGTCGCTTACGTGGAAGTCGGACTATCCGTTCCCTACGCTGGGTGGCACAATTCCTGCCGATGTGAAGTCGGCGCAGGCTATTCTAGCACGCTATGAGGAAGCGACCCCCGGCGGGTTGCAGCCCACGGTTGTGCCAGGACAGCAAAAGGTTCTGACCCGCGTGGGCGAACTGTCATGGACTGTCATGGGACAGACGGGCGCGGATGCGCAGCGAGCGGTTGTTATGATGGCCGCTGATCTGCTAAAGCCATTTGTTAATGACACAGGAAACACCCGGTTCCTCCTCCGTGCCTAGTGTGGTGAGCCTTCGCGGCGGCGAGGTGAATACCTTCACGCCGAACGAGGGTTGCATCAAGGCGCTCCGCGAAATGCTGGAAATGGCAGAGGCGGGCGAGATTACCGGCATTGTTTGTGCAAGGCTGCACGGCGACAATCTCGGCAGTTACACGATTGCCGGGATGGCCGGCCCTTATTCATTGCTGGGGGCGCTTGTCATGGCTCAAAAGGAAATGACCGATCTGATGGCGAGCCGCTTTGAATGAGCGGCGCATCTATCGCGGCGGAAGTCGCACAGGCACTTAGCGACGTTGCCCGCGATGTGGGAACGGGCGAGTTCATTGTCACGCTGATCGAAAAGCCCGACAACCCTGCGACACCGTGGGATACGGGGTATTATGGCGAGCCTACCGAATACGAGTTGCCCGCGATTGTAAGCGACTTTCCGCAGACGATGATTGACGGGACTTTGATCCAGCAAGGCGACCGGCGCGTGATGCTGGCGGCTACGGGGCCAAAGCCCAGCACCTCTGGCACGTTGAATATCCTCGGCACGGTTTATCGCATCATCAGCGTTCGGGAGACCGGGCCTAGCGGGGTGCCGCTTTATTATTTCGCGCAATGTAGGGTCTAAGCATGGGCAACCGCCGCCGCCTGCAAAACAGACTGGCGGCGCTGCTCAAGGAATATGATGGACAGATCGAGCGCGCATTTCTTGATGCGATCCGCAGCAAGGCAGGCAGCATCAATTTGGCCGAATTGGTTGCAGCAATCGAGGCGCGGGACTTTAACCGTGCCATAAACATCGCGGGCATGACCCGTGCTGATTTGTTTCCGTTCGATCAGTCAATCACTAGCGCATATGTTGCGGGCGGGCAGACGGTATCAGCCGCAGCCCCGGCTTTCGCCGTGTCGTTCGGTTTTGATGGTCGAGCGACCCGCGCCGAGGCGTGGGCGCGCAGCCATGTAGGCGGGCTTGTGACGGGTATCGTCAATGAGCAGTTGGACATGCTGCGCGAGACTATCGGCACGCAACTGGCCGCAGGGATTAACCCGCGCAAGATTGCGGTGCAGATCGCGGGGCCAATCGGGCCGGGTAACGTGCGGCAAGGCGGCTTCATCGGCCTGTCGCGGCCTCAAGTGGGATACCTGGCCAACGCGCGGGCCGAATTAGAAACGCTGGACGCGGGGTATTTCAGCCGCAAGCTACGGGATCGCAGGTTTGACCCGCTGGTGCGCAAGGCGATTAAGGACGGCAGGCCGCTGGCACAGGCCGATATAGACCGGATTGCAGCCCGCTACAGTGACCGGATGCTGAAGCATAGGGCTGAGACCATCGCCCGGACGGAAAGCATCACAGCCCTACGCGCAGGGCGGCGTGAGGGGATGCAACAGGGCATCGAAGCGGGCGCGATTGCGCAGGACGCGGTTAAGCGGGTTTGGAACGCGACAATGGACAGCCGCACACGGCCTGACCATGCGCAGGTTAGCGGGCAAGAGGTTGATGGCATGCAAACGCCATTCACCCTGCCCGATGGCTCGCGGATGCTTTACCCCGGCGACACATCGCTAGGGGCTTCGGCAGATCAAACGATCAACTGCCGGTGCTATGACGAATACGTAGTGGATTGGCTCCGTGGCTGACAACCGCAAGTTTGTCGCGGACGTTTCCAAGTTCGCCGACAAGACCGCCGATCAGATGCTCAAGGTCGCACGGCAGTCAATTCAGGATACGGTGCGGATTGCACAGCGCACGGTTGCCGATGGCGGGGATATGCCGGTCGATACCGGCTTTCTGCGCAACAGCTTGGTGACTGAATTGCGAGGCGCACAGGTTGCCGAGGGCGGCGATAGCTACGTGCTTGGCCTGAGCGCCCTGCAACTTGGCGACCCGTTCCAAGTGGCGTGGACTGCCGAATACGCAATTCCGCGTCACTACATGGTCGGCGTCGGCCAAGGCGGCGGGTTGTGGCGCGATAAGGCTGCGCAACAGTGGTCGCGTCTTGTGGCTCAAAATGCGGCGAGGGTGCGATGAACGAAAACGACATCGAGCAGGCCATCGGCCAGCACCTCGCAGGCATGGGTTCAACCCCGATTGCATGGCCGAATGACGACTTTACGCCGAGCGGCACATACATCGAGTTCCGCCATGTCCCCGGCGAGCGGTTCGATGATACGATTGACGCAAATGGCCCCATCCAAACTGGGATTGTCCTGCTGACCGTTGTGACGCGCTCAGGGGGCTTTGCGAACGAAGCGAACGCATTGGCGGCGCAGATTGCCGACAGGTTCCCGAAGGCTCTCAGATTGACCGCAGGGGCCGGTAAGCTGGTGTTCTACGCGCCCGCCTCTCCCGGCACTCCGTTTCAGGACGGAGCCTATTTCCGCAAGCCGGTGCGCATCTTCTACATAACGGAGTGACCATGAAAGTTCGGATGACGAACAAGTCCTTCCCGCTCGGGGAGGCTCACGTGCTGCCTGAAGATCAGGCGACTTGGGAAGCAGCCGGATGGGTTGCCGATCCCGCTCTCTCAGAAACCACTGACAAGGAAACCAAGAAATGAGCCGTTCCCACATTGGCAAAACCTTCTGGGTTGCTCCCGCAGCCCCGGCAACTGAAAATGCAGCGGGCTTTGCGGCCCTGACCTGGACTAAGGTCAATGGGGTTCAGACCCTTCCGCAGATCGGCTTTTCGCACGCTAACATTGATGTGCCAGACCTTCAGACTGGGATCACTCGCGGCGTGAAAGGTGCCGGGGCTGGGAACGACAGCACGGCGACCTTCCGCATTGTGACCTCCGATGCCGGTCAGGCATCTGTCCGCACTTTGGCAAATGCTGGTGGGGTTGCGGCTATCGGCTCGATCCGCATCACGCGGGGAACCGGCACTGACGGCGCGCCGGCAGCAGGCAATGAACTGCAATATGCGACAGGCTACTTCCACAGCTATGTCGAAGTGCAGGGGGACGACACTTCGTTCGAGGGGTTCAGCGTCAATTTCAAGCAGAACTCGCCCACTGTTGACGCGACGTTCCCGTAATGGACTTTGCAAAGCTTGACCTGCGAGCCGCGTCTGAGCGTGGTTCGTGGGTCACCTTGCGCCATCCGCGCATTCCTGAAGGCGAAAGCCCGAAGCTGCGCATCAAGGGCATGGGCGCTAAAGGTGTAATGGACGCATTCCGGCGCGTGGAGCGTGTGCAGGCGCTTAAGGGCGAGCGCATGGCACGCACCAGCGACCGCGATGCAGACGGTGTTCTTGCCAAGTTTCAGGACGAACTAGAGCAGGCCATGGCCGCGCTGGTGGTGGCATCTGTCGCCGAATGGGATGGCATTGAATGGGACGGTGTTGCGCTTGAACTGACCGCCGAAAACATCCTGAAAGTCTGCGGCCCCGGCACGCTGTTCTTCGGGCAGGTCAATTCAGCAATTGCGGAAGAACACCGCCTTTTTACCGAAGCCGACAGCGCCTCGTAACCTTCGCTGCGCAGGTCGGGTGGCTTTATGCGAAGCCCGAGGGGCAAGAAGAAAACCGCCTTGCCCTGTTTGGCGAAACTCTGCCTGAACTGCCAGAAACCGAACGTCTGGCCGATCTATGGCAGGCGCTTGGATATGCCAGTGACAGCATGGCAGGCGCTGCCCCGCTTGAGTGGGCCGAAATTGAGGCATTCAACCGCCTCACACAAGCCGATCTGGCACCCTGCGAGGCGTCCTGTCTCGCCGATATGTCCCGAGCCTATTGCGTGGAAGTTGCTGATCGCAACCCCTTGCGCAAGTCACCTATGGAGCGCGATTTATGACCGACTTTGCGCGCCTCGTTCTTGACGCCGACACGCGCGGGTTGAAGCAAGGTGAGCGCGAACTTGATCGCGTCGGCAAGCAGGCCAAGCGCACTGCTGACGATGTGGACGGCGCAGCGGTTGGCATGTCGAGTGCGTTCAAAAAGGTAGGTGTGGCACTGGTAGCTGCTGGCATTGGCAACGTCATTTTCGACTTTGGCAAGAAGTCGGTGCAAGCCGCGATTGACGCCGAGGAAATGGGCAGCGCCTTCAATGTTGTGTTCGGCAACATGGCTGGCGATGTTCGCAAGTGGGCCGAAGAAACCGGCAACGCGCTAGGCCGCTCGACGCAAGAGATTAT